ACAATTGCGATGCGGTGCAGAAGAAGAAAGATGTATTTGCCCCAAGCTATTGGTCTTGCAAAAACTGGTAATTAATTATGGCTTTTTTAAGAAATCCAACACCGCTTTTCGCATCTAAAACACAGCGCCCAAATCAGGCGCCCGATATCTCCTTTCCTCCGATGAGAACGCCGATGCCTAGACAATCCCAACTTCCTCCGATGCCACCGATGAATAGGGGATTGTTCGATGGCTTATTCGATGGCTCCACTGGTCAAGGGCCAATGCGTCCAGCGCCACTTCCGCAACAGCCCAGAGCACGGGCGGGCGGGATTTCGGACTTGTTGGCGGGGTTACAAGGCGGCGGAAATAGCTCGTTTTATGATCAAATGGCTCCACCCCCATCCGAAGCAGGGCCGTCCCCCTATGCTGACTTTCAGTATCTTTTGGACACTCCCGCTAGTGAACGCGGCTATGGTTTTGTACCAACGACTGTAGATGAGGGTTACGGAGTTGATTTTGGCCCAATAGATCCCAGCGAAATTGACACCAGAACTCCTGAAGAGATCGCGTCTAGAGAAGCCTTTAATAGAATGGTGCCAATGCCCAGCACTCCCACTGGAACAATAGAGCAAGTTATTCCTGACGGAATGCCGGTTGAGCAAGATGTTTATGTGATGGATCCAAATTTGGGTTTGGATCGTCAAAAAACTCCTACAGCAAATCCTTTTCAGGCAAATGTGGACTTTATGAACAATATTGCCCAAGAGAATGCCTTGGAGGGCGGTGCGAGTCCCAGCTACAGCTTTGATCCACAGACGGGTCAGTATGCTGTAGATAGCTCGTCGTATGGGCTTACTGGTGACGCGGCAATAACTTATTATAGCCCTGCGGAATTTGAGTCAGAGTTTGGAAGGGCATTAGGTAAAATGCCTAGTAATCAATCGGCAGATATTCAAGTCCCCGATATGCAAGCCCGCATTGATGAGATGCAAGCAAGGGTAGCGGCTAATCAGGCGGCTCCTGCGGCTAATCCAGCTATGGCGATGAGCCCCGAAGAACTGGCGGCTTTGCGAGAGCGAATAAGCGGCATGAACTTTGGCGGCTTTGGGGGCAACTTCAACATCCCAGCACAGGCTGTGGTTCCAGAAGCGGCGCCCAAAGTGACACCGGAATCTTTAATGGCGCAAATGCCCAACAATCCTTTTATGGGCGGCTTTGATAGAGAAGCACTTATGGCTAGGATTGAAGCCATGCAAGCTCAAAACGGCGGCAACCCAGTGAAAATGGCTGGCCCGCGAACAATCAGTGGCGGAGGTAGCACTGTAAAGACTGGAGCTACAAGACCAATGATGAACAGAAACCCAATGTTCCAAGGAGGAAGATAATGCCAAATGTAGACGGTAAGAAATTTCCATACACCACCGCTGGAAAGAAGGCGGCAAAGAAAGCGATGGGTATGAAGGATGGCGGCGGTATTACTGCCTTAAAGAAAGCCGCGAAAGCCTTGAAAAAAGAATCAGGCGCGGCAATTTCTAACGCCGAAATAGACACACTTGTAACCAAGCTTTTGAAAAAAGAAACGGGCGCGGCGATCACTGCTAAAGAAAGAAAAGCGGCCAAAAAAGAACTTGGCTTAAAGGATGGCGGAATGCCAAGAAAAATGAATATGGGCGGAGAGCCAAAAGAAGTTATGAATTACAACATGGGTGGCGCCGCAAGCAAAAAAATGCGCCCGCCATCAAACATGAACTGCGGTTTGTTTGGCAGAACTCAAGGCAAGATGAGCGGCGGCAAAATGAAGCCTGTCGGAATGAAGGGCGGCGGTATGCCCAACATTGGTAAAAATAATCTACGGCGACCATAATGGCTGTAAGCGGAACCAAAACATTTGAGTTAGACGTTGCTGATTACGTCGAAGAAGCATTCGAGCGCTGTGGCTTGGAGCTCCGAACTGGTTACGACCTAAAGTCGGCCAATCGAAGCCTGAACCTGATGCTCTCAGAGTGGGCGAATCGCGGTTTAAATCAGTGGACAATCAGTCAAAAAGTTTTGCCGATGGTAAAGGGCACGGCTGTTTATACGATAGATGCCGCCAGCCCAACGGCAACGATTGACGTCTTGGATGTTTTTGTGCGCGAGACAATTAGCTCTCAGGTCACAGACGTACCGATGAGCCGAATGAGCCGATCTGAATATGGAAATCTTTCGACTAAGGATACGACGGGTAAGCCCAATCAGTATTTTGTGGACAAGCAAATTACCCCCACAATTACGGTGTGGCCTGTGCCAAGCTCAACGAACTACTCTTTATACATCAATGCTCTGACCCGAATGGATGACGCCGACGTTGGCGCCAATACTTTGCAAATGCCATTTCGGTTTTATCCGTGTTTGGCGGCGGGGCTTGCGTACTATATTGCTTTGAAAAGGGCGCCCGAAAAAGTATCAATGCTCAAGCAACTTTATGAAGAAGAGTTTGAGCGTGCTTTATCGCAAGATCAGGATCGAGTATCTTTCAGAGTGGCCCCCGATTTACGCGGCTACAATCTTAGCTGATGGCTTACGCATCTGGCAGGTTGGCATACGGGGTTTGCGATATCACTGGATTTCGCTACCGTCTGCGCGACATGAGAAAAACTTGGGATGGCCTTCTGGTGGGTCCAGATCAGTGGTCCCCTAAATCACCTCAGATAATGCCAAAGCCTCCGGCGGTAGATCCGCAGGCGCTAAAGGACCCGAGGCCAGATCCATCTTCAAATGGAAATGACTTTTATGCAAATTTTTTGGTGTATTCAACTTATAAAGACGGACCGCTTGGTACAAAGTTGCAAACTTTTGCAATGAGTGCTAATGTTGGCACAGTGGGAGTTACGACAACATGAGTTTCACGCTTGGAACATTAAAGACCGCTGTGCAGAATTACATGCAAGTTGACGAGACGACGTTCAACGCAAACCTCGATGAGTTTATCAGAGAGAGCGAAGATCGAATATTTTCGTTAGTTCAACTTCCAGAGCAGAGAAAAAATGTCACTGGGTTGTTGTCTCAGAACAACAGGTTTCTGGCAACCCCAAATGATTTTTACGCGCCATTCTCTCTGGCTGTTATTGATTCAGACAGATATTATTATTTGACTTATAAGCATCCAAGCTTTTTAAAAGAGTATAGCCCGAGCACAACAGTTACTGGGCGGCCTAAGTATTACAGCCTGTTCGATCAGGCGTCTTTTGCATTGGCGCCAGTACCGAGCTCACAGTACGAAGTAGAGTTGCACTATCTGTACAAGCCCAACAGTATCACGCTGGGCAACGACGACTCTACAACTACGCTGTTATCCACAGAGTATTCGGATGCGCTGTTGTACGGCACCTTGGCAGAGGCTGCTATATTCCTAAAAGAAACCCCCGACGCCGTAGCTTCCATCGAGACTCGGTTCAACCAAGCAGTAGCTAGAATGAAGAACTCTAGCGAAGGCAGGGCGAGCCGAGATGAATATCGATACGATCTACTGCGAACGGGTGTTACTTAATGGAAAAACCAAGCGAATTAAAAGGTAAGAAAATAGCAATAATCGGTCTTGGGGCTTCCCAGATTGATTTCATTATTGGTCTGGAAAACTCTAAGCAATGGGATGAAATCTGGGTCATAAACTCTGCAATATCGGCGTATGATTACGACCGAGTTTTTATGATGGACCCAGCCAGCCGATATTTGGACACGGACGCCGCAGGCAACCAAACTGAAGTTATGCGTCGCCTGTTACCTAAAGTAACAAAGCCAATCTACTCTTGCGAGAAAGACGACCGCGTACCAGCAATCGTCGAATATCCGCTTTCCGAAGTATGCACCGAGGGCAAATGCGCCTACCTAAATACCACTGCGGCGTACAGCGTAGCTTTTGGTTTGTGGGCAGAAGTTGCCGAGATGGATCTTTTTGGCATGGACTTCAGCTATAAAGAGAACATTCACTTCGCCGAGGCTGGCAGAGCCTGCCTAGAGTTTTGGATTGCCAAGTGTATCGGAGCAGGCATTAAGATTGGTGTGTCTCCAAGATCGACTTTACTTGATTCAAACGTGCCTGTCACTGAGCGCCTGTATGGTTACCACAGACTTGATGATCCGCTTGTGGCTATGTCTAGCCCCGAAGGCGATTGGATATTGTGCCCTAGATCTCAATTGTCGAGTATGGTCAAAAAGCACGATCTGACCACAATTACCTTGCCAACTTCGCCGGAGCCATACAAAGGATGATTGATGATAATATTGGGTTTTCTATGGGAAAGATTACCGTGGCGACCACGAATAATAAGGGCCACGACGTAGAGTTTTGGGCGGAAGACGCAACAAACAGAATTTGCGGAATTTCAGAACAAGCGGCGCCTCACATAAAAGAGCAGGCGTTAGCTTTCCGTAGAGCCATTTACGGTGTTATACTAAATGGGATGAAGAGCGCAATTGCCTCTGATCGCACAACGGCGTCTAATAAGTTTAACAGCATTGGGC